ACTACGAGCGCATGCGGTACTTCGCCAACCGCATCGCCCAGACCGAGCTGCACCGCGCGTTCACGACCAAACAGGCCGCCGACCTGATGGAGGACGAGGAAGTCGAGTGGGTGCAGTGGCGCCTGTCAGTCACCCACCCGCGGCCGGACATTTGCGACCTGCACGCCCACGTTGACCGGTACGGCCTGGGGCCGGGCGTGTACCCGAAGCCGCTGGCGCCGCTGCCGCCGGCGCATCCGCACTGTCTACCTGGGGACGCGGTGATAACGGCCAGTGGTCGGATCGCGGCGGTTACAAAACGCTGGTTTGATGGAGACCTCGTCGTCATTACAACGGCCGCCGGCAAGCGTCTCGCCGCGACAGTCAATCACCCGGTACTCACGCGGCGCGGATGGGTCGGCGCGGGCTTCCTTGATGTAGGAGACGAGGTGGTGAGCCGTCCTGTTAGTGAAGCGATAGGCGGTGCGGTTGCTGTCGACAATCATCATCAGGACATGCCAGCCAGCATCGCCGAGATAGCGGATTCGTTTTTCCGTTCTGGCGAGGTGACGACCAGAGAAGTGCCAACCTCCGCCGAAGATTTCCACGGCGACGGGATGGCAGGCCAGGTCGCAGTTGTAGGGGCCTATCGCCAGTTGTGGGATAGGCTCGATTCCCCCGCATCGGAGAGCGTTAGCTACGAATCGCTCAAGGTCGCTCACGCTGGCCTGGCTGGCCTGTTTGGCGATAGCGGCCTTGACCTTGGACTCGAACGACTTCGTGGAGCCGCGGACAGCCGCATGGGCGGCGGCGGTGAGGACAAGGCGTTCGTCACGCGACATATTGGCGAGACGGAGATAGTTAGCCTGGCTCCCATTTCTCGGCGCAACGCCATGATCGACGAGGATGCGGGAGATTACATTTCTGGCAACACGATGCTTGCTCGCGAGGGCAAGGCACGAGGTACCGGCGACATAGTCAGAGACGATGTCAGCCTCGTCCTCGGCGGGAATTACTCTCCGCTTTTTGCCAGCGAGAGCGCGGACTTCCTCCATGGATCGGCGCTGGACACCGCACTCAGCAAACCTGCGCCTGATGAGTTCTCCGCTGAGGCGGTACTTGCGAGCCAGATCCTCGAAGGTGGCTCCGGCCCTGTAGTCCTTGATGCAGTTGTCAAGGTCGAGCGGTTTCCGCTGAGTGGGCATGTCTACAACCTGGAAACTGAGTCAGGTCATTATACAGCCAACGGCATAATAACTCACAATTGCCGGTGCCTGCTGGCGCCACGGCTGGACCTCACCGAGCGCAAAGGCGAGCTGCGCGAGGGCGCTGAAACCGCCTGGCTGCGCCAGTCAGACCACGCGCAGCGGATCGTCGGCAGCCGGGCGAAGTGGGAGCGGGTGAAGAAAGGCGCCGACCCGATGGCCGTCGCCTACGAGAACGTCGAGCCGGACTACCGGCCGCGGACGGTGGCGGAGGCCGCTACCCCTCCACCTCGCACCGCACCGCCATGAGCTTGTAGTGCTCGAGGCGGTCCTCGTCGGTGATGGTCTCCAGGTAGCCGACGCGGTACAGCTTGCCGGGCTTGAGGGCGTCCACGATCGCCTGCTCCATGGCGAGCAGGTCCTGGTAAATCCCCTCCAGGCCGCCCTCCAGCTCTTCGTACAGCGGCAGGCCGAAGTACACCAGTACTTCGACGACGCGCCGGAACGACACCTCGGACTTGCGCATCCGGGCCGGGACCAGGCGGATCATCGGGTAATCGGCCGGCGTGAGAGTCGATTCCAGGCCGATCCGGCAGGTCTGGACGGTGTTCCACGTGTAACTCACGGCGATGGCCGAGCCGTCCTCGCCGGTGAACGTGTCCAGGATTGCCAGGCCCTCCGGACGCACGGCGTAGTCCACTCCCTCGGCGTAGGCGAGGGCGCCGCCGTCCGTCACGGTGACAGCGGTAGGGTGCCAGTGCGCCAAACGAACGACGGCCCCCTTGGTGGCGGTGTGCGGCTCGTTGACGACCGCGATCCCAGGCAGCAGGGCCAGGCGATCGCGCAGCTCATCGAGGATGGTGTAGATCTCCATCAGGCGCGCTCCAGCGGGACCGAGAAGCGGGTGAGCGGCAGGCCGTCGGCGCCGACCGTGGCCGCCTTGGCCTGGGCCAGCGTCGCCTCCCACTCCTTGCGGTAGGCGGAGAGCTTCACGGCGAAGGGATCCTCGGCCGACTTCTGGGAGTCCAGGCAGATGAGGATGTACGACCGCAGGACGACGAGCTTGTCGCGCCATTCGGTCGCGAAAGCGCCGATGGCGTCGACGTCGGACTCGGCTCGGGCCGTCCGGTCAGCGGTCACCAGGGGGGAGAGGTAGGCGTCGGTGTAGGTGTAGGCCATGGATCAGACCTCCAGTTGGGCCTTGCGGACGATGGCATCGAAGGCGCGCACGGCCTCATCGGCCGCGCGGACGAGGTAGGCGTCGCCCTTGTAGCCCGGGTGCTGGACCTTGCGGGCGAACACGAACTCGTCACCCGACACCCAGCGCAACCGCTTGCGCCGCCGCGGGCGGATCTCGTGGGGCCTCGTACCCCAGTGGACGAACACGGCATGCGGCGCCGCCTGCAGGTCGTGGCCGACGTACCGGCCATTCGGGACGGGCTTGTTGACCAGGCTGCGCGCCAGGGCGCCGGTCTTGGTATGGGCGTCGGCGGCCCGCTGGGCGGAGTCGTAGACGATCTGCGACATCTCGCGGATGACGCGGCGCTGCAGCTTGTCCGGCACCGCGGCCAGCCGGCGGGTCAGTTCCTCGGCCCCGAGCACGTCGATCGTAATCACAGATCCCCCAGCAGCAGCAGGATGGCGAGCGCGTCGGCGTCCACGGCGTCGGCCGTGCCGTCAGCACCCAGCAGCAGGGCGTTGCGCAGCTTGCGGCCCCGCTCGCGCAGGGTGCCGAGCGCCTCTTGGTCGGCAACCATCGGCGCCATCAGTCGGCCGCCGCCCAGGCGCATGCGGACCTCGGCGAGCTGGTCGAGGAGGACCGAGGCCTCGGCGCGGCCCGCCAGGCGGAGACTGCCTTCGCCGCGTGCCTGCAGCTCGAGCTCGCCGACGAGCTCGCCGACCAGCGGGCGTTTGCGACGCTCGGTCTCGCGCCGCGGCGGCAGGACGACGTTGCCCCAGCCGCCGACCGGCGGGGCCTCGGTGTCGGACAGCCACGCACCGGCCCGCCACGCGCTTGCTCGCCACGCTCCGGGCTTCCAGGCCAGCAGAGTCATGCCGGGCCCCACTCATCGCCGACCACCCCGGAGCCCTCCACGGCGACCGCGTTGATCTTCCGCACGTCCACCGGGATGGTCGTCGCCGCCAGCCGCGCCATGACTTCGTCCGCCACCTGAGCGGCGGTCGGGCCGGACGAGCCGGACGTGCTGATGCCCTGTGCCTGCACCGGGACGGTGTACTGAATCGAGACGTTGAAGTTGCCGAGCGTCTGGACGACGGGCACGCCGCCGCCCTCCACGAACAGGTTGCCGGTGATGATGAGCGCGTGGTTGCTCTCCATCGGGCGCACGCGCCAACCGTTTAGCAGGAACAGGTAGGGCGGGATCGACAGCCCGCCGCCGAGGTCGTCCCCGCCCACCTGACGGAACGCCGGCAGCCACCGACCGTTGTTGGTGTCCGCGTCGAGCCAATCGCACCACCGCGACCACAGCTCCGCCGCCGAGACGGAACTGGCGTCGAGGACGATACGTCTGGTCGGCCCGTCGAAGGTGATGGGCACGTCGCCTCCTTACGCGGTGTAGGCGCGGTCCTGCTCGGCCACCAGCGAGATCGTGATGCCCTTGGCACGGGTGATTGTTCCCGTCGCGACCACCGGCTTCGCCACGCCCTTGTTGCCGGCCACGACCACGATGGGCGCGTCCTCCGCGTCGGAGCCAGCCCCGCGCTGCACATTGCCGTCGTAGTCGTAGGTGAAGGCGATGGAGCCGGCGTTGATGGTGCCGGCGATGTCGATGCCGTCCTTGTCCTTCACCGTGATGGCGCCCGCCGTGCCGAAGTCGTTGCCCGCATTCGCGCCAGCGTCGTCGTTCAGGAAGTACATCCGGTAATAGCCGGTCGCCCCGCTCGACAAGAACGAGTTGAACACCAGCGAGCCGGCCGCCGAGTACGGGTAGGTGCGCTGGACGCTGTTCTGGTCCAGGAACACGACCCGGTTGAGGTCGTTGGCTTGGATGTTCTCGATGAACACGCCCTGCGTGGTGTACAGCGTGTCGCCGACGAAGTAGCAGAGCTGGCTCTCGGTCTTGCCGTTGACAGTGCCGCCGCCCTCGTCGATGTCCGCGTCCTGCCGCAGGAGGTACTGGATTTTGGTGTAGATCTGCTCCAGCGTCGCGTTGTTGCCGTTGATGATCTTGCGGAACGGGTAGCTGCCGGCGCCGATGGTCTTGCTCTGGTCGGAGCCGTAGTAGGTGATGTCGATCCCAGAGTACGGGGCGCCGGTCATGGCGCCGTCCGCCGCCGTGATCTTGAGGTCGCCGCCTACCGCCACAGGCAGCGACACCTTGAACGCGCCCGTGCCGGTGGCGCCAACGTCCGTCAGCGCGGCGTCGTCGAAGGTGTAGCCCTGCTCGCGGCAGAAGATCTTGAAGTAGGTCCGGTTGTCGAAGTCGCCGTTTGCGGCGTCACCGTAGACCTGAATGCCTTGGTTCGGGCTGTCGGTGAACGTGAAGTTGGCCGCCGCCCCGCCGCTCGCCTTCTGGTAGTAGAACTGCGCGCCAGCCGGGAACCCAGACGCAAGAGCGACGATGCCGACGTACTGGCGGTTGAGCGCGCCTGCCGCGCTGTATTCGGACCAGCCGCCATCCCGAAGCATCTGCCGCGTGGTGTCATTGGCAGGCTTCCAGCCGTTGTAGCTGCCACCGTCGGTGCCGAACTGGAATTGGCCCGAGAGCGCGTCGATGGCGTACATCGGGAAGGGGAACTTGTTGTAGGTGCTCGACTCCCAGAGCTTGATGAACTTGGAGTAGAGCGCCTGCAGGGTCACGCCGTCCTTCGCCACGAGGTTCCCGGCAGCGACGAGCGTGAACGTCTTGGCCGACGTGTCGAGAGTGATCTCGGTGCCTACGTTGAGGTCGTCGCCGTCGATGATCTTTGCCATGTGTCCTCCTACGAGACGAAGTTTCGGTCAGCGACTTGGGCGACCGGGATGGTGATGCCAGCGTTGCCGGGGTCGAGCCCACGGAACGCCAGCGGAATGTAGCCCTGCCGGTAGATGCAGATGTCCACGGTATTGACCAGATCGGCGTCGTACTCCCACGCGAACGACGTGCCGCTGATGGCGTCGCCTGACGCGAGGACGGTGTCTGTTCCAGCGTCGAGGATGACCACATCCGAGCCCGCAACCACGCCAGTCACGGTGATCGACGGGATGACGGTCGGCTCCACGCTGAACACGATCCCGAAGTCGAAGATCGCCCAGCCTGACGACAGGGTGATTGAGCTTGACGCCGTCTCGGCAGCGGAGCAGATGCCCAGCGCCTCGCCCTCGCGCAGCACGATGGGGGTGCCCTTGGACAGCAGATTGCGGGCAGCGTGCGACATCGGTAGCAAGTTCACGTCCTTCGCGATGCCGGGGTCCGCGTTGCCCGTGACCTCGGGGAACAGCACCGCGTAGGCGGGGCCGATCAAGTCCTTCGTGTGGAGGTAGTTCATGCCCTTCGGGGCGCCGCCCCCGAGGTCGGTTGCGTAGACTTGCGGCACGCCGAATGGCAGCACCGGGGCATCGGCGATGAGCTTGGCGACCGACTCGCTCAGGGCGCCGTCCGCCGAGTCCACTGGCGTGGGCGTCAGCCGCATCAGCGAGTCTGCCTGCGACTGCGCGTCCACCGCTCCCACCGGGACGAGCTGGAAGTACGGGGTAACAGTCGAGCCAACCTCAGCGATACCGATCCGCTTGAGTGTGACGACATCCGACGCGCTGCCGTTGACCAACGCAACGAGGGCGCCGTTATCCGTGCCGGGCCATGTCAGCGTCGAGAACGTGTACGTTGCGCCGCCCACGACAAAGTCGCCGCTCACCTGAAGCGGCCAGCTTCCGTTGGTCGTGGCTCGCGTGGCGTCGGAGATCAGCGCAACCGCTTCGCCGGGGCGCACCACGACGCCCTGCTCACCCTTGTCAGCGCGGAACCAGTCGCGGACGTGCGGCATGGCTGGTTGACGCTGCGTGAGGCCAAGTGCCGAACCACCGCCTTGAACGCTGGCCGCGAAGTAAGTCGGCAGGATGCGCTCCGGGCTGGCGACGGACGCGAACTTTCGCACCTCGATGCCTGACGGCAGCGTGGCCTCGGAGTCCATCTTGCCAAGCGGCACGGCCCAGCCACCGGACACAGTGCCGCGCACCAAGGCGAGCTGAACCTGCACGCTCTGCCCGCCGCGTTGCTGCGGGTGAACTTCGACCGAGTGGACGAGGATCTTCTTCCCTGAGCCGTTGAGGTTCTGCAAGGCGAGCAAGGCGTTGCCGCTGGCGCTGTGCCAAGCCGCCTCGCCGAACCAGCGGTACTGCTTTCGCGCCATTACGATGCGGCCATCGTGAACTCAAAGACCACGTCGCAGATGCCGACCGTGGTCGAGCCGGTGTGGCGGAGGCAGATGCCTTCGTTTGCGCGCAGGGTGATGGGCTGGATGTCGGCATCGCCTGTGGCGGCATCAAACACCAGCGCCAGCGCCGGCAGCACCTCAACCTCGTCGTTGGTCAGCGCACCGGAGGCGGGCTCGTCGTTCGACCACATGTACCGCATGAGGGCGTTGTCGCCGGTCAGCGTGTCAGTCGGGCCGGTGGCACAGAGAACCTGCGCGGGCATGTTCTCGTTCGTGGTGTCCATCTTGACCGGGGTGATGGCGGTGCCGCCAGACGAGGCGGAGGTGCGCCGGACCTCCAGCGTGGTGAGCACGCCGGTCACGCCGGCCGTCTGGTTGTTGAGCTGCCAGATGCGCTTGACGCGCAGGACACGGCCCGAGCCCGTGCCGTTGAACAGCGTGAGCATCGACTTGTTCAACGCGAAGGTGGCGCCGACAGCGATTGCGCGGTAGGTCTGTGCCATTGTCAGTTCCTCACTGGAGAAGGATGTCGTCGGCGCGACCGGCGCCGATCAGGCCAAGAGTTTCGAGCAGGCGCACGCCGTCTTGAACGGCGGTCAGCGAGGGGTCGATCTCCTCCGCCGCCGAGAAGTCGAGGTTCATGGTCCGCAGCATGGCGCGGTACTCAGCCGGGATGGCCGCGTTGTCCGGGGCGTTGTCACAGGCGACGCGCTCGGGGAGCGTGAACAGACTGCGGAACTGCCACTTGGTCATGGGCGGCTTCGGCGGGCGCGGCGGAGGCGCAGGCGTGGCGACAGCGACGTGTTCGTAGAGCGCCGGGTCGTCCCAGTCGGCCCGCCCGTAGGACAGCGGCACGTCGTTGGTGTAGGTGAACGCCACCTTGCCCGTGGCGATCTCGGTGATGTTGTAGGTGGGCATTCAGCACATCCTCACGATGATGGTGTCAGGCGGCGGGAGATACCACGCCGGCGGCGGTGGCGGCGGTGGCGGGAGCCACAAATAGGCGAGCAGCACGGCGGTCACGAGTGATCCTCCACGGGCTTGAGCACGGACTGGTTGAACAGGAACCACAACGCCATGATCTGCGCCCGGTCGTCAGTGTCGGTCAGCGGACTCTGCGCGACGGCGTGCGTGAGGCGCATCAGCAGCGCTCGCAGGAATTCCAGTTGCTCCTCTGTCACGGCAGCGACTCCAGCTCGCATTCGATCTCGTTCCACAAGGCGTGCGGCATCTGGATTTCGTTGTAGAGCGCGGCACGGAAGTTCACGCGGCACTGCCGCACGTCGGATAAGAGAAGGCGCAGCCTCTTGATCGTTTGCGCTTGCCGCACCAACGCCTGCCCCTTCGTCTCCTCAAAGACGCGCTCGATGGGATCGTCCATCGGCCCGAGCGTCACAGCGCCGCCTCGAACGAGCGACCAACGAGCTTGCCGTTCACCCACCAACGCATCCACTTCACGCCGAGTGGCTCCAGCTTCTCGCGCAGCAGGTTGCAGATGTGGTCGTTCATCTCGATGCGGTTGCATGGCGTCACGAACGCGGTGTCCTCGCTGTCGATGTCCACCCTGATCTCGCCGCGATAGGTTTTCCACCCCAACTCGCCCGTCTCGTCGGGGTCGTGCAGGGCGAAGATGAGAGCTTGCGGCTCAAGCACTCCCCGCCTCAGTGAATGGAAGAGGACGAGGCGGATGGCGGCTTCTCCGTTACGACGGGGCACTCGTCGCCGAGGGCTTCCCGCATCTTGTCGTCCATGCACGCCCGGCGCACGGCGGCAGCCGGCCGACCCATTGAGGTCAGCAGCTTCACAGCCTTGATCGTCTGGCAGTGGTCGTCCACCAGCGTGAACCCCAGCATCGCGCCGAGCCCAGACAGGCCGAGCCCGCCGGACACCGAGCCAAGGCACACGTCGTCGCCGCCAGTCGCAAGCCCGGGCGCGGCCACGTCAGGCACCATCCGCCCGAGATCCGCCGCACGCGGCGCCGCGATGTTCACGCTGGTCGTCTGGTTGCCGTTGCTCGCGGTCGCCTGCCCACCCGTGGCGGTAGCGTTCCCGCCAGTCGCGTTCGCCCGAGAAGAACTCCGGGACGTCGAACGACTGCTTGCCTTCGATGATGCGGAGGATTTCGGCGACGCTGTAACCGTCGTCTGATTGGTGAGCGTGTTGGTCTGGGCATTGGTCACGCTCGCCGAGCCGCCCTGCCCACCAGATCCGCCGACCCCAATCCCAACCCCCACACCAATCGCGGGCGGAGCGCCGGACCCACCATTGCCGGAACCTGGGTAACACGTCGAGCCTTGGCATGTCTCTACTTTCTCTCCGTCTACGAACGTGGTGCCCGCGAACAGCGGCATGGCCGCAATCAGCATCAGCGTCCCCAACATGACGCCGATGCCGACACGGGACCAGCGAATGGGCTCCGGCATGTGTCGTCTCATGCGACACCTCGTAGTCGGAGCACGAAGCGATCGATCCCTACCTCGGCATGCGGCACGACCAGTTCAGGCGGGAACACCAGCTCGCCGGGCGCCTGGTGGACCACGGGGCCGGCGGTGATCTCCTTGCCGTCCAGCGTCACGGTCCGGTAGGCCACCGGTTCGCCGAGGGCGCGCGCATCCCGGTCCGGCGTCATGGGGTGTGCCTCGGCCTCGCCATGCTCGGCGGGGCGGAAGGCGGGCACGGCCAGGGTGACCGCGGCCAGAACGGCGCCGTCCGCATCCAGCAGCTCTATCCGGCCACCGTCCAGCACGGACGCCAGCGCATCCAGGGCCACGGCAGCCCCAAAGTCAGACAGGTTCACTCGACGTCCTCGAGCTGGTAGGAGCCGTCAGCCGTGCGCACGACCCGGCGCCGGCCGCCCTT